GGATGACACCGGGTACAGCCATGTTATGTAAGAGTGCTGCTGCATACTGTCCTGCCGCTTCATCACCCAAGATTTCTCTTAATACAGATTTTAATGGGGCGAATCCGCGCCTATGGTTATTAGGGTCAATACCATTTCGTATATGCACAATATCATTGGTTGGAACGACTATACTATTACCCCCAAGACCACCATAAGGGCTGTACTTAAAATGTGTTATCAATGTATCTTCATCACCTTTTGGCTCTACTAAGTTTGGCATCAAAGGAACGAGCTGTACCACACTTCCGTCAGTATTTCGGTTTTTATATAAATAAGCGTCACCATAAGCAGATAATGAAACGACAATATAGTGAGCAAGTAAAGTTCCGGAAGTAAAAGGATTAGGTCTTTCTAAAAGTTTTATAATAGGATGATCTTTTACAAATTCAAAATCGCCGGCGTCCGTATCTTTATAAACTAAAGGTCTTGGCTCAGCAAAAGAAGTTGCTAAAACATTTAAACAAGCGACTACTGCTGAGTTGTTAGATCCATCTCCAATATCATCTAACGAGGTTGTAGGCCAATATCCTGAATCTGTGTTATAGCCGTAAACAGCTCTATCTAAAGCTGTTTGTTGATTGTATCTATTGTATTTTTGTTCTTGTCTTTTAGTTGGTGCGTTTAAAAATTCTATTGCTCTTTGCACCCGTGATTTGTTTTCTGCCATTTAATATGCCGTCCATTCCCGTTTGGCCTGTGCGCTTAAAACTCCATAACCGATTGCGTCCACTATGTCATCATGATGACCTACCGGAAAACTCATTAATTCTCTTTCCACTTCGGGCAACCACATAGCGCCCTGTCTTAAATACAGATCTCCGCTTTCCATTCTTGCGGCTAAAGGTAAAGCTCTTGAAACTTTATCTTTGTCAGCACGCAACTCTTTAACAGCAAGACCATCCCTTTTCGCAAATTGGATAAGCGAAAGCTGGAAACCTGCTCGTTCCATTCCTACCCATTGTAAATCATATTCCGCCATTTTTTGTCTTATTCGGGGTATTATGTCCGGCGCTTCCATCCTTTGTCGATCAACATCAAGTAGCAATATTTTACCCATTGGCGTCACGGCAAAACTAGCTATTACTGTATAGTCAGCACCCTCTTGTATTGAAGTAGCTAAGTCAACAGTACAAAACCTAGAACAATCATATAATTCTACGGTTTCACCACTAGCAAAAAATCTACCATTTTTTTCCTTAAAATATCTAAGCCAATCAGGTTGCAACATACCCTGTCCCGCTTCTACAAATTCAGCTAAATACTCTTGAGCGTAAACTATTGACCCTACTTCATCTTTTGCTTTTTCTACTTCTTCTCGATCAATAAAAGGGTTGTCAAATGTAGCAAATTGGAATTTTTCCCAATCGTCTTTTTTATCAGCAAATTCCCATAATTCATAAAACCAATTATTCATACCCATAGGTGTTGAGATAAATAAAGCACCACCTTTTCTTTCAGTAAGAGTAGGTCTTAATACTTGATGCCACACATCAGGTTTTACGAACGCGGCTTCGTCCATTACTAAGAAATCCAAACCCTCACCACGAAGTCTATGTGGCGTATCGGCTGATCTAACTGCAATAGATCCACCTCCGGGAAACTTTACTTCCATATTGACCAATGATATTTCAGGCTCTATTGCTTCTGGAAATGATCTGGCTGACTCTAAAATGTCACGCCAACCAACTCTTGCTATTGTGTAGGTAGGTGCTACCCACCAAGCTCTTTTACCTGCTAAAGCAGTTTGTAAACATAATTGAACGCCTAGTCTTGATTTACCAAATCGCCGTCCTGCACATAATATTTTCCAACGAGCGTCGCTTTCAGCAACTTTTAATTGTGCTTCGTGTAATTCAGGAAATTCTGCAATTACTGTGCGACCGGCTTTATTATTTACTTGAACATCCATCAAGTAAAGTTTAGCAACTAATTATCGTGAACTTTGTTTAATACGATTATATAAGCTGTTGTGTCAACAAGACTTTTTTGCTGTATAGCGGTAAGCTCGCTGTCTTTTGTGACTAGATATTTAGATTTAGCAGTAATTACTTGTTCAAGATCAAAATTCATAGTGTTCTCTACAAGTCTAAATAAATCTTGTAAATTGAAATCAGGATAGTTTCTTGTAATTATTGCTACTTTAGAATTTAAAGAACAACTTGTGCTTAGACTTAGTATTGTTCTAGCTAAATAATTTTCAATATCTACTCTACCCATATTGTACTCTGCGTCCAAAGAATTAAATATAATAAAGTCTGCTTCGCCCATGCTTGCAGGGAATCTATCGTTTATAAAATCAAATTTTTCTACTTTCTTAGCGCTTGGGATCGGATCAAGATCATAAGACTTACAATCAAAACCCATAGCTGTTGCAACATCTTTTGTGACTTGGAACTTATCACTCATATCAATAAGTTTTGTTTCGCTAGGAACTCCACCATAAAAATAAAGTAAATTACCTATAAGTTGTGGGTGTGTTTTGTTTTCCTCGTCATATCCATACAATTCATTTTTTTTACCAAAAGACCAAAATGTTGTTGGCTTGTAATTTAAACCTAGATCTTCTAAATCAACATTGTCGCTTTCTATAATTGTTTCTAAAACTTTTTGTTTTTTAATTATTGACCTTAGTGCTTTTACAGACAAGCCCTCGTCAAGAGCTTTATCTAAATATTCTTTTTGCAATCCTGCGTCTAATGATGCAACCTCCGAGTGATGTGTCCAAGACAATTCGGGATTTCGTCTTTCTAAAGGTACTTTATTTGCAACATAAGAAGCCTTACTAAAAGTATTGTAAGGTATTTCCATATTCAAAGCTTGTGCTGCGAGTTCACCATATTTGCGATCGCCAAAGTTCCACCAATCACCAAGCCACCACATAATATTTTGAGTTGCTTGCATTAGGTTTTGTCCTATTTCCAACCATTGCTCATAAGTAAGATCTTCTGCAAATTGGTAATAGTTGCTATCACGCTTAGTTTCTACTATCTCTCCCATAACTTTATTTTACTATATTAAATGTTTAGTGTGACAAAAAAAGAAAATTCCGGTTGCTCTAGGGGAAACAATTATAAAAACCTAGAGCTACCAGATATATCAAGTAATATGCTTTGCAAAAGAATCTTTTACATTTCCAATATTTACATTGGAACGAACTTCAGCAACAGGCAATCCTTTGTTAAACGCTATAAAGGTTGGCACACTATAAATACTATAATGTTGAGCAATCTTTGGTGCTTGGTCAATATCAAGTGCGACAAATTCGCAATCTTGATCTTCCCAAGACTTAGCAAGATTTTCTACTGCCGGTGTGATCTGCTTACATGGTTGACACCAATCAGCTTCAAATTTCACGATAGTAGTAGTATCTCTAAGTACTGTGTCTGTGAAGTCCTCTTGATTTATTTTGCGTATCATAGTTTTACTATAATAACACAACTGAAATCATAGTTGGTAAAATAAATATATGAAAAAAATTAAAACTGTAAAAAAAGAACACGCTCCAACAATGAATAGAAAAGCTCGTCGTCAACTTGCAAAAAAAATTAGAAAAGATTTGGGCAAGGCTGTACCGTTAGATACAGCCGATGATGGGAGGAAGTCGGTTTAGTAGCCGACCTAACTATCATAGACTATTTGATTTTAGTTTCAGGTAAATAAAAAGAGTCGGTTGCCCGACTCTCTTTACCGTATCAACAAAGGGCTGCTTTATTGAAATCTATTCTTACTATGGACTACCATAGACGATTACAATACTATTCTACTTCTCGTCAAATTTTTTGCAAATACCTAAGTATAAATTTACAAGATCGTCTGCGTCTTGTACTAAGTTAATACCTTTTATTCTCATATAATTAAATTGTTTTAAAACAATTTCTTTAAGATCACCATCGCTAATAAGTTCGTCAATAGCGTCTTCTCTTTTTGTTCCCGGAGGAAAATTTGGTATCTCAGCCATTAAATTGTCCCTTCTGCTTTTATTCCCGTCAAAGCTTCGTATTCGTCATTTTCTACAGGTGAGATAGTTGGCGGTATATAATCTTTTTCAGTTAAAAACATATCCCACAACTTTTGCAAAGCGTCATCCGAGTTCTTCGCTGTGACTTGAAAAGTTATTTTATAGTCAATTAACGGCTCACTCATTTGTACCTTCTATCTCTGTGTACTTCTTAACAATATCACATTGATAGTTAATTTTAGCCTGCCACAACAAATCTTTTTGAGAACTTTGTTTAAAATCAAATATTTCTTGTACTTTTTTTATTGCTTCCGTTTCATTATCAGCTTCAAGTATGTAGTCCTCTGTCGTTTCAAAGCTAACCATTATTTTCATTTACTGCCTCCCTGATTCTATTCTACTCTATTCTATTATACTCTATTCTACTCTTATCTACTCTACTCTAGCGCGTTATTGTCACAAATTGTCACGATTTGTCACATGTGACATACAAAAATAAATAGTCAATATTTATGGGATTTTAAAAGATTGTAGTCGGCGACAAGTTTACAAAATGTTAACAATTAAAGGCTGTTAATGTTTTGCAAAACTGCTATATTTGTTAGCTATGGATTATTTTTTAGGATTTATATTTGGTTTCTTTGTTAAAGAAACATTAGCGTATCTCAAGCAACTAAGCGATTGGGATTACGATAACCGCCGTGGTTATGAATTTGATTTAGATCCTCTTACTGAGGACGATTTACCTTAGTAATCTCAGGGTCAAAGATCAAAGTATCTTCTATCAATGACCTTATAATTAAACGACCCGTCAATTCCATAAACTGTGGAACTACACCATTACCTAAAGCTTTAAGTCTATCAATGTCGTTGTCTTGTCTTTCAGCAACTCTGTTTATTTGATCTTCCCAAGAATTATCAACACCCCAAGAGTTTATTTGTCCAAGTTCAGCCAACCATCTGGAAATCCCATGAGTCTGGTCACCCATTCCGGATTCAGCCTTTGACCAATCAATTCTGGATTCCGTTCCCCAACATCCATCTCTAAAGTAGAGCCATGCGACCCACTCGCTACTGACGGAGCTTTCTTGTTCACGGGCTTGCTTGCTTGACTTGCCCTCGGTGTTGAAAACCTTTCCCTCACTTGTACTTTGTCCGCTAGATTGAGGGATCGATCCTCGCCCCCGTTCTTTGCTATCCGGCGTCCCTTCTCGTTCAGTTTGAGATTGAGATGTTCGTTGTCCTGTGTCGAGGGTGTCGGCCACATTTCCACTTCCTCTTTGGTTTTCCACTCTATCACTTCTATCGTCGTCAATTCTTTGTCGAACTTCACTTCCGTCAAGTGTGGCTTGATCTTGCTCCAATCCTCTATGCTCGGGTAATTGAATCCTTTGTCGTCCTTCCTGTACCAATGATCGACCGTCGTTTTCTTTATTCCGGTTTTCTTGGCTAGTTCCGTCGCCCCTATTTGACTCCTTATGTATTCCGTCCACTCCTTTTGTGTTGGTAGTAGTGGTCTTTCCACCATCTCGTGATCTTGGTAATACTCCATCAAGCTCGGGTCTTTCTCTATCATTTCCATCCAAACTTGATCGCTCAATGTTCTTTGTACTCTGTGTCCCGACGATCTCCTCGTTTTCCCCTGCATAAGTTTCGTTGCGTGTTTCAACGAGTCGTCTTTGTTGTCCATTGTTGTAGGAGTCAACCAAATCTTTGGATTTTCTCGTAAGTTCCCAGTGCCTTTTCTTTTGCTCTTCCTCTCGGGATCTCCACGATACAACGCTCTCTCCAAAGCGTCCCCTGACCTCGGCTCTAAGTAATCCATAGTGTTTGGGGTCTCCCACGATTCCAACTCCCACCCATCTTTGTCTTTTGTGTCTTGCTCCAACG